AATGTGCTTTTGCACATTCATACATATTAAAGTTGAGACTAACGATTATTCGTTGAAATGTCTTAACATTCCGAATCGTCGTCAATGTTGATGATATGATAATAAATTTTATTTCTACCGCGGAGAAAACCGCTATAAAAAATCCTCCTTTTGGAGTTTATGTGGACACAACCACTTTAAAAAATGATTATGTGGAGGAATCCACTTTAAATATATTCAAACCCCTTTACATGTTTGTAAAATAAGTTTGTTCAGCTTATTGTTTTAATTGAACAATCCAATTTATTGGATATTATAGAGTTATTTGCAAACTCTTTAAATATTAGCAAAATCAATAATAACAGTAATTTAATTATTGTAATATATATTATATAATTTTAGGATACAAGTAACTCATTCGTGAGCACAGGAGTCCCTGCCTGGTGTGATCTATTTAGATCTACATACTATACTACGAAAACATATATATATAATTAATATGAATCCTTTTAATTCACTTAAGAAACGTTCACCAGTTAAGGTTTTTGATTTATATATATTAGCACGTATTTAGTATTTATGTTTATCTAGGCCAAGTCTTTCGCACAAAAGATTTGTACTCGAGGTCCAAATGCATATACCAAATATTTATTATAAGAACAATTTACTTTTATATTGATCCCATTATTGGGCTATGTTTATTTAGACTAATAAACAAGTGTCTACACTTTAAGTAGGAATGGTTGTAAACAACTAGATCATGATAACTATGCAAGCTCCGCTACTAAGTCGGGATGATCAGTGCACTTTTATAGAACTATTTAATAGATCTATCGTTAATACTAATTATTTAGTAAAATCTTGCGAACAGCAAGTACTAGAGGCTACCAAGCCTCCTCATGTTGGACAGTTTAAAGTCCAATCTACAGCTTCTGGCTTGTCAGCACATCATTATGATGCTGCCATACTTCAATATGAAGATAAGTTTGATTATGGAATGAAATTATATGAAGATATAATGATTCTCTTTTTCCAACTATCCAGAATCAAAGACCTCACTGAGGCACGTGTTGCTATTTTAGCTTTTATTAAATTAAGAACTAATAGTCCACTCATAACTATGAGACAAATTGGAGTATTAATATATTACTTTGATAATCTATTTGGCATGCAAATGCAAAGTTCTAATAATCCTTTTAGTACTTTACGTCATTTTGTCGATAAATACGATGAAATTAAACATTCACCTATTTTTAAGAAAATGTATAGATTTTGCATGTATGCAATGAGTTTATCTATGTTTGATAATATAGGATTATCAATGGATAAATTAGGGTATAAAAAATTAGAACAAGAAGCTATTCGTAAAGAATATCATCTTGGTTTTGATTTTGCTCATACCATGGTTGATACAGTTCTTTTTATATGTGAGAGAGGGTATCAGTGTATAAAGACTGGTACTTTAGACCCTATATATCATAGTGGTTCGCAATATGAAGATTGGTTTATGAAAGTCAGTGAATTGAAACGAGATTCTCAATTTTTGACCAATCCAGAGCCACATGGCATAAATAGATTCAAATTCCTTGCGGAATTAAATGAAACTATAGAAAGGGGTGATGCTATCTATAAGCACGCCTCGAGAATCGATGATTTTTCTAAGAAAACCATTCGATCCTATTTAAGTGATTTACAGATGATTAAAAGTCTGGAAATAACTAAAAAAGCTGCTCAGCAAGATAGGAAAGCACCCTTCTCTCTTTTGATTTATGGTGCTTCTAGCATTGCGAAGAGCACTATAACTAATATGCTTTTCCATCATTATGGCAAATTATTTAATTTACCAACTGGTGCGGAATACAAATATACACGTAATCCTATTGATGAATATTGGGTCAATTTCAATACGACTCAATGGTGTGTGCAATTAGATGATATAGCTTTTTTAAATCCGTCTGCAGCGTCAGCTGGTGATCCATCTTTGATGGAAATGATCCAAGTTGTTAATAATGTACCTTTCGTACCTATACAAGCTGCTTTAGAAGATAAAGGAAGAACTCCTATGTTGAGTAGATTTGTAATAGCTACCACTAACACTGAAACCTTGAACTCAACTTCATATTTCTCTTGCCCCTTGGCTGTACAGAGACGTTTACCTTGGGTTATCGACGTAGAACCAAAAAAGGAATACACAAAGGATGGATGTATGTTAGATGGTACTAAGGTACCTGTTCTACAAGAAGGTGAATATGCCAATTATTGGAACTTCACTGTTAAGAGAGTAATACCAGCATCTCATCATAGAGAACATCAAAGAGCTACTTTTGAAGTAATCAAAACTTATGATGATGTTTATGAATTTATAGCTTGGTTCTCCCAAGTAGCTTTAGATTATGAACAAATGCAAGATAAAGCTATGGCATGTAATGATGTCATGGCGAAAGTTGTAATATGTAAATCTTGTTATAGACCTGTTAAAAAATGTATTTGTTCCACAGTACAAAGTGAACCAGAATTTACATCTGAATATGTTGCTAGTACTACCCAAACAATTTTGCAACGACTAAATCCTATAGGTGATTTTGATCCCAGATTAGGAACATGGTCGGAAACCATTTCTACGTATTTTGCGTGTCTTTTTATTAAAATTTATTTTAGTAATTCAATCGTACGCTATATGTTAGGAACTTTTTTCGCAACCAAATGGATAATGTTATACATTTTACATACGGGTTGTAGGCAATCTACATGGAAATTATTTTACAGAAAACTTGGTGATACGGTTCAATCGCGAATCGGTATCTCCAAGATCTTAGTTGGAATAGTTTCAACTGTTACAGTTTCATGGGGAGTTTACAAGTTAGCTAACATGTTTAAATCTGATTTAGGTACACAGAGTGAAGAAACACAAGATCCTGAAGCTGATATACAGCACACATGGGTTGATACAGGTAAACCACCAATACCCGATACTAATGAGCGTGAACCAGTTTGGTATAAAAATGACTATGTTACGACTAGTTTTGATATACCGTCTGCTTCATTATCATTAAGTAAGTGTGAGAGAGATGATTTTGCCAAATTAATTGCACAAAATTGTGTTTTTATCAGATGTATATATAAAACACCTGAAGGTACTATAATGTCTCGTCCAGCACGAGCTACATGTTTGATAGGTCACGTATATGTGACTACTAATCATAGCGTTCCTGATGGTTGTCAAGTAAACATAATGGTCATTTTTAATAATTCTAAAGATGGGGTTACACCTAATTTAACATTCCCTTTATCTGATGCAGATCTCTATCGTGATGTTGATCGGGATCTAGTTTATCTAAATCTCAAACAGTTACCACCCAGAAAATCTATATTGAAATTCATAACTAATAAACAGATTAATGTTAGGTTTAATGGTTACTACTTAGCACGGGAAGAAAAAGGGTATTTGTATATGAATAATATTAAAAATGCTCAATTTGTCCCTAATCATCGAATTGATGATCTCAATATCACAACAGATATTTGGTTTGGTAATGCTAATATGATCACTAAAAATGGTCATTGTGGTACATTACTTATTGCAGAGACTTCATTTGGTCCTATTATAGTGGGTATCCATGTTTTAGGAGATCCACAAGGAGTAATTGGAGCTCACAACATAACTACTGATATATTGAGTGTTGGAGTTAACCATTTTGGGAAATATCATATCCAAAGTGGTCTACCCAATTTAAGTGCTCCCTCAGCAGAACGAACTTTAGGCCCATTACACGTTAAGAGTACTTTCAGATATATATCTGAAGGAACAGCTAATGTTTTTGGATCATTTGTAGGTTTTCGACCTAAAAATAAATCCACAGTTGAGAGGAGTATCTTGTTTGATAGGTTACAACAGGAAGGTTATACTGAAAAATATACTAAACCTGTTATGCGGGGATGGTTACCATTCCGTATAGCTGCTTTAGATATGGTGCAGCCCGCTAACAATATGAATACTGATATTTTACAACATTGTGTTGATATGTATCTTCTAGATTTAAAGAAGGAACTGACACAAGAAGACTTGGATTCAATATATATTTACGATGATGACACGGCTATAAATGGAGCTGATGGCGTTACATATGTAGATAGATTGAATATGAATACAAGTACAGGTAATCCCTGGAAAAAATCTAAGAAATATTTTGTTAAATCTTTAAATGATGGAACTGATCGTGTATCAGTAGATCCAGAAATAATGGATCGAGTTCATGAGATGGAAGCGCGATATAAAACTGGTGTTCGTGAACACCCTGTTTATTGTGCTCATCTTAAAGATGAACCAGTCACTTTCAAAAAAGCCGAAGCTGGTAAAACAAGAGTTTTTACTGGCGCTCCAGTCGATTTCACAATATTAATGCGCAAGTACACGCTTTCTTTTATCAGGTTGTCTCAGAATAAGAGATTTCTTTTTGAAGGAATGCAAGGTACTATTGCACAATCTTTAGAGTGGGAGCAAATGCGAGAGCATCTGTGCCGTTTTGGTGCTGATAGAATGTTCGCTGGCGATTATGCCAAATTTGATAAGAATATGAGTGCTAGAATGATTCTAGCAGTCTTTGATATCTTAGGTAATTTAGCTGAATTGGCTGGATGGTCTCACGAAGAGATCTTGGTTTTATATGCTATTGCCGAAGATGTTGCATTTCCAACTGTAGACTTTAATGGAGATTTGGTTGAATTCTTTGGTTCAAATCCATCAGGACACAGTTTAACTGTGTTTGTTAATGGAGTTGTTAATTCTTTGTATATGCGTTACTGCTATACTGTACTAAACCCAGAATTTAACTGTGTTGATTTCAAATCAAAAGTCTCATTAGTTACTTATGGCGATGATAATGTCGGGGGAGTGAGTGTGAAAGCACCTTGGTTTAACCATACCTCAATACAAGAAGCTTTGAAGTCTATAGGTATAACATATACCATGGCTGACAAAGAAGCTGAATCTATACCTTATATTCATATTGATCAGGTGTCTTTTTTGAAAAGAACCTGGAGGTGGGATAGTGGTGTAGAAGCCTACCTAGCTCCGCTAGATCACGATTCTATTGAAAAAATGTTATTAATTAATGTAGTTTCTAAAACTATATCTCGAGAAGTTCAAGCTATCCAAGTTATTGGTACTGCTCTTAGAGAGTATTTCTACTATGGTAGAGATACTTTCGAGAGTAAGTCCGATATGTTGCGTGAAGTTGTCAGAGATTTAGACTTAGATCTTTATGTTGATGAGAGTACATTTCCTTCATGGGAATCATTAAAAGAAAAGTTCTGGAAATTATCAGAACATGTGACTCTGAAAAGAGGACACAAAGTGCCAGTGGCACTGCGCCTATCGTCACAGGTGCAAAGCAAAGATGACGGGTATGTTATAGATACTGTCTTTTCCAAACATAAGTTGTTGCATAACGGAAAAGAAGAGTGGGTAACATATACAATCCACCTGGGCGTCCCCCAAAGCTCCTCTTTAGGAGAGAATTCTTGGTTGATATTCAGAATTGCATCAACGATGATCCAGAAGTATGAGTTGGCTCTGGAATCATTAAAGCGACTTACCAACAATATTAAAATACCAGTAGCATCTGGTGACAAAAAATGCGAACAGTGTTGGAACTGTATAAATTCCAACGAATGTTTGGAGGAACATAAAACCTTCAAGTGTGTTTTGCCGGGGAAATTGTATCCTCACTTACGCTCATGTTGTGGTTGTAAATATGAAGATGATTGTAATGATATTTGTCAAAAATATCTTTCATCGATGAGTTATTCATTAAGTCAACAATCACAAGATGAACTTCTTGTTTTTGATCTCGAATTACAGTCTACTGATGAGTATTGGCTGGATTTAGGTGATCATAAAGTAACTCTTACTCAAAAAGAGTATGATCGACAAATATTCACCATGAATAATTTGAAGACTAATGGACCAAAGAAGGCGCATAAGGTTGGCAGAAAGAGAATATCAAAGAAGAAGACAGACTCGATGGTTAATAGATTGTTTGGATCCCACAAAATTTGTGTCCAATCTGAAGATGAAGTTGTAATGGATTCAGCTCCAGAAGGATCAAAAACTTCAACTGAACAAAATGTCAGTTTTAATGATGAGAATGATGGGGGTTTATCCCACATAAATTCTCAAATGACGGGTATGGAAGACTATGATTATACGCCTGATATTGAATTAGACAATTTTCTTAGTAGACCTGTGTTGATCAAGACATTAACTATGAGTTTGGCCGATACCTTGGCTACAACAACAACGTTTAACCCTTGGAATCTATATTTTGGTACAGCTGAGATACAACGAAAATTACATAATTATGCCTTTATGAGGTGTAATTTACATATCAAAGTTGTATTGAATGCATCGCCATTTTATTATGGTGCGTATATGTTATCATACAGACCTCTTAGTGGGTTCTGTACTGATACTTTAGCTATAAGTAATAGCTTAAATATACAGAAGATGGGTTATTCCCAACGACCACACACTTGGTTGTATCCACAGACTAATAGTGGTGGTGAAATGATTTTACCATTTTTCTATCACAAGTCATGGCTTGAAACCACATCCGCCCAAACTTTAACAGATTTTGGACAGCTTACATATTTATGTTACGCTCCTTTAACTTCTGCTAATGGAGCATCTGGAACTGGTTCTGATGTAACAGTACAAATATTTGCGTGGGCTGAAGATATTAAATTGTGTGGTGCTACAGCATCTTTGGCCGTACAATCTCAAGATGAGTATGGTACTGGACCGATATCTTATCCTGCAAGTGCTCTTGCAACTGCTATGGGTTATTTGTCAAAGGTACCCATTATAGGAAAATTTGCACAAGCAACATCTATCGGTGCTGGTGCTGTTGGAAAAATAGCTACTCTATTTGGTTATACCAATGTACCAAATGTGAATACGGTTAGTGCTTATAAACCCGCTGCATTTCCTGGCATATGTAGTCCAGAAATTAGTGTGCCTACTGATAAGTTATCTATTGACCCTAAAAATGAGCTATCTATCGATCCAGGAACTGTTGGACTTGGTTCTGATGATGAACTAGCAATAGGATATATAGTTAAGAAGAAATCTTTTCTTGATTCTACTGTGTATGCTCATACTTTAAGTCCAGGAGCTATATTGTTTTCTACGCTGGTTACACCTGATCTCTTTCAGAGATCTGCACCTGGCGGATATGCACAATATGGCCTTCCACCACTATCATATGCTGCCAGAGCATTTGCTAATTGGCGTGGAGATATAGTTTTTACTATGAAATGTGTATGCACAAAATTTCATAAAGGTCGATTGAAGATCACTTATGATCCTGTGAATAATATAAGCACATCTACTCCTTCATTCCCAGTTGCTTTTACTCACGTGTGGGATATTTCCCAGAACTCTGAAATCGAAGTTGTTGTACCTTATAATCAGGCAACAACCTGGTTATCACTCCAACAGGATTTTGCGACCGTTGTATCACCATATTCAACTAGTGGTAGTGCGTTGACCAGAAATGTTGGATATGATAATGGAGTTTTAACAGTCTCCATTCTAAATGACCTATCTGCACCTATAGCATCAGCTGATGTTATAATATTGGTATCGGTCAGAGGTGGCGATAATCTTGAATTCGCATATCCTGTTGATGTTCCTAAAAATTGGTCACCATTTGCTATTCAATCAGCAGATGAGATAGCCAATGATGATTGTGAATATGTGGTCACAGGCAATGCTGAAAATCATCAACACCCTTCAAGGTATTTGATGAACTTTGGTGAGAATATTACATCGTTTCGCCAATTATTGAGGAGAACAAACTACTCACGTATGTGGGCAGGTATTTACTCAGCGGCCAATATTGGGAAACCATTGATATTGACAGTGGGTACTAGTCTGTATCCTCAATACTATGGTTATGATCCACATGGATTTGAGAGTGCAGTATCGACATTGTTATCTGGTTCTAAACCATTTAATTTCGTTAGACCAACCATATATAATTGGTTAGCTCCAATGTATATTGGTCAGCGTGGTTCGGTAATATGGCACAATAACCTGGATTCAGGTTTGAATACTGTTAGTTATGGTGTCAAGGCAACAAGAGTGGTTGGAGCACCTTTTGGTGCTGTTCAAGCTACTGCATCTGCAGCCTTTGGCACTATAAGTAACAATGCTATAAACCAGTTTTATCTGAATACACAATCTGGTGCTTCAGGTATGGCCATTACTAGCCAAAATACTAATAATGGTTTATCAGTCTATGTGCCATTTTATTCAAAATATAAATTTCATTTTACTGATCCTGCCAATGTTAACATTGGTAGTGCAGTTGATGACACGAATATTTCATCAGTCATTGTTCAGACACCTATACAAACAAGTAGCCTGAACTCAGCAACTTCTCGTTTAGAGAAATATTTTTCAATTGGAACAGATTTTACTTTCTTTTTCTTCTTGAATACCCCCGTTATGCAATTTGTGCCACCTGTGGCTGCTGTATAGTGAAGGCCGTTAAGTCGACCTAGTGACATTAAGTTGTTTTACTGTAATTCACAAATACACTTTACATTTTCATAACATTACACTTATATATATTATATATTTTATTTTAAATCTACAGGGTGCAGTCCTGTAGTCACACAATTGTGTGTTACGTATATTACACTTTTTTCTAGTGTTAGGTACAAATTATTTCTTTTCTTAAGATGTTTGTCACCTAGCAATAGGTGAGAGTTTACTTACTGAATTGCAAATTTTTATGTACGAATATATTTAATTGTATTC